CGTTACAGTGGCGGTCGGCCGGTACCACGAGCTCAGTCTTTTCCGACGGCAGGCACATATAAACACGCAGACGTCTATATGTCCGTTAGGGAATTACCCTTCTTTTTTGCCTTGTTGTTACCTATTCAAACAACCAAATCACGGCTTAGTGATCTTCATCCGGGTAGGGTAGTGGTTGAGTTCTCACTACGGCGGTGAGCATTCCGTCCCTGCGACATAGAGTCCAGGTCTAGGGCGCATGAAGTTAGCCTGCGCTAGCCGTTAACCGAGTAATTTGCCTTTGATATGTGAGCCATGTACACGAACACTAATCTGTCCGTTATAATATTCGTCTGATTCTAATACTTTTCTTGTGAATTGTTCGCGTGCCTCGATATAACTACATTCTGCTTTAGATTTACAATAATACAAAATTTCTCTTGTAAATTTATCTACACCTAATGTGGCCACATCTTGATTTAATTGATCGTTTGAGCCGTAATATGTCTGCCAGTCTGAGTCTATTTTTGATTTTATACGTTTACGTTTTTTATTACCGTTTTTTAGTTTGATAGTTTTATATGTTGTTTTAGAAAATTTACTTAGTTTTTTGCCTATATATTTTTTTTCTGTGACTGTATTGGTAATGAGGTAAACAAATCCAACACAGTCCTCGGGTAATTCTTCTATTATTCTACCTTGATATGACCAAGACATTGATCATTTTGCGGTCTTGGCTTCCTTACGGGCTGCTTTTTCCGCGGTTATCTCATTGCGTCTTGTCTTAACTGCCTTAGACATTTCCGCCAAAGCCTTACGAGCTCGTGTTCCTGCTGCCGAGTTTCCGCTTGAAAATTTTTCATCTTCTTTTAGAAACTCTTCAAATAATCTTTGTAATTGTGCTGTAGTTGTATCCATACTATTTCCTTTAATTCGCTGAGACTGATACCTTGATATTCTCTAGAACAGAATATAAGCGTATGCTATCATTTATAAAATAATTTGTCCCTATGGCATATCTTTTGATATTTCCGTTCTCTGGCAAAGTCTTATGCATTAAATGCGCTGGAAAAATAAACATTCTATTGGTTATAGGATATAATGTATATTCGGTATAGTTGTACATATTATTTTCATTTATATCCATTAAAAACTTAAAATTTGGAAATATATTATCTGTGCCGGGTATGGTTACAATTAATGGAGCCATGGGATCGGCTGTCATTGTCTCATTAAAGTATAACACCGCAGCTATCATAGAGTTAGGATGAAAATGGTTATGATGTTCAGATCCTTCATTATGTACAGTAAGCCATGATTGCGTTCTAGAAAATCTATTTTCTAATCCTAAGATCTGTTTTACATAATAATCAACATATCTATCAAATACTTGACCTATTCTTTCCAATCCGGTTTCTTCTATTAATTTATAAGAAACGCTTAGTCCCATGTTGAATTTATCATACAATTCTAATTCTTTCAACTTATTAACTTCTTCTAGAGTTATAAATTCGTGAGGTTGCAGATCTATTTTAACTATAGGTATAGGATTAACATTGTGAACAAATACATTCATTTTGTTGTAATTTTCTTTTTATATCTATATATTTTTTTTTCTCTTTTGGCCTGTTCTTTGAGATATTTTTGCCTCACCTTATAATTCTCTAAAGCTTCTTTATATGCATACCTACTTGCGGCGATCAACATTTTTTGAATTGTTATAAGGTCTTTAAGAGTACTTCTTATTTCTCTTGATATTCTATAACCTTTACTTTTTTCAAATTGGCAATTGAGATTATGTAGGTCAACAGACCTTTCTATATATTTTGAATATAATTCTTTATATTTGTCTTGCTTTTCAGTCGACATAATCTACGTCATTGGCATAACTTGTAAACCCATTTTCTTTGATTACACGAAGCACACTGTTAACTCTGCCCTGTAGTTCATCTTTATGGCTGATTAGATAAATGTTTTTACCGCGTTCTCTGCTCATTTTCTTTAAAATAGCTAAAGCACTTTCTACTCCAGCAGAGTCCATGCCCGAGTCTACCAGTTCATCTATGAACAGTAAGTTGATACTTTGATATATTCCTTCCCAAACATCTCTAAAAGCAAAACTCATTGATAGAATTAATCTATTTCGTTCACCACGACTTAGGTTATCGAAGTCTAGTTCTTGTCCTAATTGAGTAATTTCCACAGTTAAATCATTTTGAAACTTTACAATATGAGGTAAACCTAACTTATCAATATAATATCCTAGGCGTTTGTTTAGGTAGTTTAAATTTTGATCGATTATTTTTTTCCTAATAAAACTATCTTTATTAGTTAAAAGTTTATACAATAGTTCTTGATGATCCTTTAACTTGGTTAATTCGTTTACAGTAGTCCAATCAATTTCTTGTATAGCAGTATTCTTTAATTCTTCTATTTGTTCTTCGAATGGATTAGTTTCATTTGCTTTTTCCAGTAGACTCTTTTCTAAGTTCGCTAGATTATTCTTATGACCTAGTGCCTCTGCTTCTGTATCGTAAAATGTTTCTGGCTTTTTTGGCTGTTTCAGTATAGGTTCGATTTCATTAATGATAAGGCCAAGGTCATTTACTACCTTTAATGCGTATGTTTCTGCTTCTACCTTATGTGTTAGAGCCTCGTTTAACATTTCTTCATGTTTATGATCGTGTAATTCTTGATCACAGGCGTGACAGCGTTTGTCTTTTAATTTTTCAACTTCAGTTTGATATTTGTTTACAGTTTTCTCGGCCTGTGCTATGGCAGTTTCTAGTGTAGCCTGTTGTTTTCGTAATTGAGTTAATTTCTTATCATTCTCTAACCATAGTCGTAGATCACGATGAGCAGATAATTCTGCTTCTATGTCCACCGATTCTAAATTTACAATGGCACGACCAAGAGTTTCTAAATCAGTTTGGTGCTTGGTGTCCCAGGCATTGCTTTTAATACCTAGACTATCAATGCTTTTTTGTACATTTTCGTTTGCTGATTTTATAGCTTCGATTTTGTTAGTTTCTTGTTGAATTAGGTCTTTGGTCTGCTTGTTTAAATTTTTTAAAAGTTCGGCTTTTTCACTTAATAAAGTAATACCTAACAATTGTTCGATAACTTCTCTTTGGTCTGCTGCCTTCATGTTCAGGAAAGGTTCAGTATATGTGTTCAAAGCCACCAAATGTTTGAACATGGTATGACTCATCTCTAAGAGATCATCTATACTTTTTTGAGTTTCTCTGCTGTCACCTTGGCTTTCATCTTCTGAATCTTCTGTTTTTAATTGTGTTTCATTGACAAACAGTCTTAAGAGATTTGGTTTGCGTCCTCGCTCTATACGATATGTGCTATTACCTTTTTCAAATTCCACTGTTACTAACATGTTCTTACCATTTATTTTGTTGATAAGATTTTCTTTTCTAATATTAGTAAGTGCCTGTCCGTATAGCGCATAACTCAGCGCATTGATTATAGTAGTTTTACCTGTTCCGTTCCGAGATCCTGTATCATCTCCTCCGAGATCTAGATTAGATCCAAGCACCAATGTAAGGAATTGTTTGTCAAAGTCCACGGCTTGAGTTTGATTACCCACGCTCATGAAGTTTTTCACGGTAAGATTTTTAATTTTAAACATTGTCTCTGTCTAAGTCCTGTTGATACTTTTCAAAAATAAGTCTAACATCTTCTGGTACTTCGTGCCTATCTGCTTTGACATATTCTTGTCCTCTTTCAAATAGATCCTTACCTTGAGCTATATGTTGTTTAATATAATCACTATTATTGTATTTTTCATTATTAAGTTCTTGGTGTGCAAATGAACTTAATTTCTTTTGTATGTCCCATATGGTGCCCCAATAGGTAAGATGCCATCCACCTTCGGGAAAGTAAGGCATGAGATACCTTTGATATCTAAGCCATTGCGGAGTTTGCTGTTGAGCATACCAATTTTTTGTTATTACGCTGCCTCGCCATGTGGCATTTAATTTTTGGTGAAAGTTATAGGCAAAGTAAGTTTGATTTAACGCAAAGGCTAACCAATCGGTTGTGAAAGATGATTCAGCCATCGGTATACAACTTTTATGAGGAATTTCATCTAGATCACTGATTATAATCGTAGCGTTGTCTGGAAAAAATCTTAGAGCGTTACTGATATAATTTCTGTGAGCATTTTCAATTTTCCATGTGCCTGCTTCAAAGTCGTGGTCATTGATTGGTTTACGCTCAAAGTCATAATCATTGCGATTAGCATAGAAAGGAAAATATAAAATTTTATCTAAATATTTTTTGTATCTAGGAATATTTTCTAGGTATCTTAATGGTTTTGTTTCTCCACTATGAGTAAGATTAGATTCGACTATGATAAAAAAATCTACACTGTCGTATAGGTATTCTAATCTACCTTCTAATATATCAATTTCGTGAGAAAATAAAAAACAATCTAGTATCATAAATTTTTATATATGTCTAACAACATATTTTTGTTAAATTGTTCGTATTCTAAATTTAGTAATTGTTCTAGCACTATTTGATCTACACTTTCAAATTTTGTTTCAGGGTTATCTTCATATGTACCATCGAGATTAGTCTTGTCCTGTATTAAACTTATTTCTCGTATGTCATAATCTGACATGAATGTTTCTTTAATAAAATTTGCTTCTTCAAAACTGATATCTATATCTAAGTGTACCTTTAGATACATTTTAGATTTCATAATTTCTTCTTTGCGATCTATCAGGTCTGATAATTTCACTACTCTATATTTTGGACAATCTGGCCAATCTATAAATTCTGGCTTCCCTCCCCATTCTAAAATCATCATTCCACGCTCATCATCCCAATTGTCTGCGAAGTTATGTGGAAAAGCATTACCTATATAGATGACCTTGTCGCGTTGTTGACGCTTATGAAAGTGACCGCTGAATACATAATCTGGATATTTGAAATGATGACTTTGTAGTTCACCATGATCAGGCATTTGTACCATGGCATTCATATAGAACAACGGCAGTTCAAAATGACCAAATATGTATTTGCTCTTGATCTTTTCTATAGTTTTCCACTCATCACCTACTAACCAAGGAACAAGAGTGACACCACCTAGAGTGGTGACAGTGTCTACGACAGTAACGCCGGGTATGTGGCGACCGAACGCACTGCTATGGATGTCACGCTTGTCTTTATAGTATAGGTCATGATTTCCTGGGAACCAAAAGAACTTTTCGAAAGCCTTACCAAGTTTCTCTAAACACCGTAGACTGGTATCTAGTGTTATTAAGTTTAGACTATTCCGGTTATGACTCCAATCTCCGAGAAAGATTCCTGTTTCACATCCTTGGGCTTGAGCAGTTTCGATATACCAATCTACAAATTCTTCGCAGTCATCTAGGTGTGTAGTACTGTTGGATTTTAAACCGAAATGAATATCTGTAAAACAGGCTACCTTCTTAAAAAGATTCATGTATGTCTCCTTAAAAAAGTATAACTTGTTTTCAGACAAAGGTCAAGCCTTTGTATTTTCATCTTCGACTTCTTCGTCCAAAATCTCGTCTTCACTTTTTGGCATACGAAGGTTTTTATACAGTTCTGCCTGTCGGGCAGTTTCTTCGGCATATTCATGACTGTTTTGTCTTGTTGAGCTTGGAGTAAGTCCTGCTTCTTCTAGCATGTCGTCTCTGATGTTTTGATTTTTCTTTTCTATGTTTAATATTCTAGTAAATGAATTAGTCACTGCGGCAGTGTAATAGGCGAATGGATTTTCTGATTTCGATTCGTCGAACTGCAGACCAATCTGACTGAGCTGTAGAATAGCCTGGCCTTTCATTTCGTCAATGTAGGTATAACCCCGCCAGTTACTACGTTGAGCATATCTTTCTGATAATTTTATAAACATACGGCCTAGACCTTCGGTAATTCTTCCATGTTCCTTACTAAATTTGCCAGTCTTGATTCCGCCCTTCCAATGGCTTTTACCGACACAAATTAATTCATCCTCGTCATTGAATTTCCAATGTTGGAATGGAGGGAAGTTAACTTTTTCGTGACTATCTGCTGTAGTTTTTGTAGTTTTTTTTCTTCCTGGTGCTAATGGAATATGTTCAAATGTCATGATACGTATGACAACATCAGTTTTTGGAATACTCTTATAGTCGGGGGTAATTTCAGCCAATTTAACTTTTTTATCTCCCGCCATCCTTGCCGCAGTGAATGCCTGTATTCCCAGTCTTTTGGCACGATTACGTTTGGCTTCGGCTATGGTTCTAATGTTTACTTTTTCTAAATTAGGTAAAATTATGTCGTATTGTTGGTATTCTGGTTTGCTAAAACTTGAAAAACTACATTTGCTTCGGTGTATTTCTGTTAATAAATCGCGATTGTTAAGATATTTCACTTTTCTAGTGGGTATAAGTCCTGTGGTCATATTGTTATTATAGTTCCTTTGATTTATTATAACATAGAATTGCTCTATGTCAACCACGCTTATAAAGTTAGTAGTTTATTTAGTGGTTAAATAACGGATAGAGGATGTATTTATGGCAGAAAATGTAATTGGACCAGATCCCATTATTCAACGATTTGACGACGGAAGTTCGATTCAACAATTCGATGATGGGTCATCTATTATAACAGACAATGAAGGTGGAGTAACAGGAGTACCTCCCGGTGCCGAGCCCGCCGGACCTACAGCTAGATCTGTTAACATAACCAGTATAAGGGGTGTAACTAAAACTCAAGATCAGCGTGTTAAGATCAAAGTTCCTGATTTTTATCTAAAAAAGTTAACAACTGGGCTGTACGGTGAGTTGGGTCGAATTCAAGGTATCATATTTCCTTACACACCTAGTATATCATACGACGTTAGAGCAGAATACACTGCGGCTCCTACTATACATTCAAATTATACGATGAACTTCTTTCAAAGATCTAGCATCGGCACAATTAATATTACTGGTAAGTTTACTGTACAGAATGAAAAAGATGCTGGAGTGTATTTGGCAACCATGAATTTAATAAAGGCCTTAACAAAAATGCGTTCAGGAGATGATTCATTATCAGGCAGTCCACCGCCTGTGTGTAGGTTACATGCCTACGGACCTTATATGTTTAATAATGTTCCGATAGCAATTACAAGCTACAGAATTGAAATGCCCGATAGTGTAGATTATTTTACCTTAGGCAAACAACAGGAAAATCCAGTATATGGTGTAAACGCAGTTCCTACTTTAAGCACTATTGCTATTAATTGTATACCAATGTACAGCAGAAATGAGATGCAGTCATTCACGGTTACAGATTGGCTTAATCAAGTTAAGGGAACAAAGTTTAGAAATTCAGGATACTTATAATGACTGTTTATTCTAAAACCAGTCCGTATTATGGAACAGTAATGAATCAGGGTTATCTTGATGTAATGACGTTTCGTGATTTTGAACGTCAGGATGATGATATTGAATGGGAAGTAACAAAGGACTATGAAAATCGTCCTGATTTACTAGCTTTTAATTTGTACAACGATGTAAACTTGTGGTGGGTATTTGCCATGCGAAATCCTAATGTTATTCAAGATCCAATTTATGATCTTGTAGCAGGAACCAAGATATTTCTTCCAAAGTTAAGTACTCTAAAACGTGATCTAGGTGTATGAGCGAACTAGACATTAAAAGGAAAACTGTTGTAACAACAATTAGCAGACAGGAAAGTGGAAACGCTGTTACTGTTACTGCTAAAAAGCCTACCTTTCTTAGAGAGAATGTGTTAAACAGTTATAGATCTTACACATATAATTTTACACTTGCTGCCTTAAACAAGACTAAACTTAAAGACCCGACTAGTTATAGAGGTAAAGATGCGAAGTTTGATTTTGTAATTTTAAAAACAGGAGGTAAAGGTACTAGATCATTTAATGCTGAGGCTGCGTCAGGTATGTTGGTCACTAGATCGAATGAAAATGAATTAGGTATCTTGACCACTAATGATATACAATTAGGTCAAGATGCTGTAAAAGATTTTAATGCTAATAGTCCTGGCAGATTTGATATGTTTATAGAAAACATAGAAGTTGATGCCCTAATGTCTTTTTCTCAGCAGACAAATACCAGTATGGCCACTAGCATAAGGTTTGATGTCTATGAACCTTATAGTATTAACGGATTTATTGAAGCTCTAAATGTAGGAGCTACTAGCTGTGGGTATACCAGTTATGTTGGAGCCAGTTATATTCTAAAAATGGAGTTTGTGGGATATCCAGATGATTCAGATCTGCCCGATCCGCGAAAGATAGATTATTCAGAAAGATATTTCGTTATAAGGTTTACGAAAGTAGAAGTTGAAGTGACTGAAAAAGGCACAAGATATAGCTGTACATGTTTACCATTTCATGAAGGCGCAATGGGCACACCTAATAAGTTAAAAGATCCTATTAATATGGAAGGTACTACAGTTAAGGAAATTTTAACTAATTTTATTAACAATTTAAATCAACAGATTAAAAGTAATGATAAAGAAGCTAAAGCCAGTGAAGCAGCAGGGAAAAATGACAGGTATGAAATTAAATTTGCTCAGTTGATGCCAGATGGGTCATTAAGTTATGCGGATGATGAAAATGAATTCAGTAAAAGTAAAGTATTAGAAGTTTTAAGAGATAAGGCTGTTTATAGATTCCCCGATCCGGGTAATCCAACACAGGTTGCTCCTAATCTACAAAGGCCTGCCACACAGGCAGATGTAAGAAGGGCAGATAATAATATTGTAAATAGATCTCAAGAGGCAGAATCTAAATATGTAAGATACACTCCGGATAAACCTATTATACAGTTTGCTGAAAAATCTAATATACATGAATGTATTATTGCTGTACTAAGAGACAGTCAATATACAAAGAATTTGTTAGAAAATTTAAATGCTAGCGGAACTAAAACACCAGATGGTATGGTAACGTATTTCCATATTTTTACCGAAGTTGAAACTGATGAAATTGATCCAGTTTCTAAACAAAATTATTCCAAATATACCTATGTAATTGCTCCTTATAAACTCCATTATACAAGAATTCCAGGCTATAATTCGCAACAATTTAGAGCAGCCAAATTAGATGGATTGCCTGTAAGGACATACAATTACATATACTCAGGTGAAAATGTAGACCTTATAAGTTTTAAATTAAATTATAATCATTTATTCTTTGAAGCGTTCAGTAAGAATATGGGAAGTAGTAATTATATACCATCATCTGACGCTTTGGCAAGAAGCGGCGGTAATAAAACAAGGTTAGATAGTGAAGATATAAGGAACTTACAAAACACAGACAACGGAGTAGCACCTACTGTAGCCAATCCTAATAGTTATGAGTTAAGTAATATAGGAACTGCTGGCCCTGTCAGTTTTAAACCCTACGATGTTATGGCAAGAAACATGCATGAGGCTATTATTAATTCTAAGGCTAGCCTGCTTACAGCAGATGTTGAGATATTAGGTGACCCTATATTTTTAACTACATCAGGTCATGGTAACTATAAACCAAAATTAGAAAGCAAAGGTGTTACCAAAGATGGTGAAGTCGCTTATTTTATCCAAGAAATTTTTGTTCGTATTAATTTTAGAAATCCAGTTGATATAGGCGAAAATGGTTTGATGAAGTTTCAACCTGAAAAAATTCCATTTAGCGGTGTATACAAGGTTCTTAGTGTAAAGAGCACGTTTAAAGAAGGTATATTCAAACAGCAATTAAAACTAATGCGTATACCTGGACAGATTACAGCATTAGATATTCAGGAAACTGATCCTGCTGATAGAATGGAAACGTTTCCTGATACTAACGATCAACCAGTAAGGGATATATCAAGGGCAGTTTTAAGGCCCGCCCAAGCACGAGCCGATGTAAACATTTTAACTCAGTTGGGTAAGTTGCTTGCCACTGTACAAGGTACAGTGTCGGGCGTAACAGGAGCTATAGGACAAGTGACATCTGGGGTAACAGGGGCAATAACTCAGGTTACTTCGGGTATAACTGGAGCATTGACAGACGTTCAAAGTAAGATTACACAGGTCACATCAGGAGTAAGTTCAGAAATTGCTAATCTTTCCGGCAGATTAGGAGTAACTCCTCAGCAGTTACAGAATGCTTCACCTACTACACTATTAACATTAGCGGCATTGGCTAAATCTTTCCCTAAAGATGTTAATATTTCTGCAGCAGAAAACCAAGGAGTTAGTGTTAAAAACATTCCAGCAGAAAAGGTTATTAATATACCTCCTTTGGCACCCGCCTCAAAGGCTCCAGAACCTGAGGTCAATCAAACCGATATTCAAAATTTACTAAAAGTAGGTGGTATGTTAGCTTTAGCCAACGCATACGGAGTAAGCGATAGTTCTAAAATATCGACTAATTCTCTGCCTAAGTTACAAAGTTCTACATTAATTTCTAACACACCTACATCATTAAGTAATCCATTGTCTGGTATAGTAAAGGATCGTGCTGATCAAAAAATTAATGCTGATAGAAATTTAACAACTTTAAGAAATAACTCAAATAGTGTGGAAGTTAGTTTGAGATTAGCTGGCTCCACTAATACTGATTTAGAAAAATCTGTTACATCTGTAATCGGAAGTAAAGTAGAAAGCCCTCTATCAAGGTTAATTAATACAGCATGAGTCAAGTAGAAACCAGAGTCCCGGGCAGGTTACCTCACCCTGGCCCTTACATGGCAGAAATTACCAATAACCTTGATCCTACGTATATGGGTTCGGTAGAAGTTGCCTTGATAAAAAATCAAGCTGTGCCTATTGATCTACAAAGTAGAACCTTTGTGGTAAAATGGAGTAGTCCATTTTTTGGTTACACAAGTTCTAGGTATGAAGGGAATAACAGCGGGGATTTCAACGATGTACAAAAGAGCTATGGTATGTGGATGGTCCCGCCGGATGTGGGTACCAAAGTATTGGTGGTATTTTTACTAGGTAATGCTAGCGATGGTTATGTGATAGGATGCATTCCTGAAACTTTTCAAAATCACATGGTACCTGGGATCGCCGCTAGTGACCAAGCCAGCCTCACAGCCGAACAAGAACGCAGGTACGGCACAAAATATTTGCCAGTGGCAGAAATACATAAGGCCAGTCAAACGCTTAATGAAAATAAAAATCCCTATTTTATTAAAAAACCGGTACATCCTTTTGCTGAACGTTTACTTGCTCAGGGGTTGTTGTTAGACACAGTTAGAGGTGTAACAAGCAGTAGTGCCAGACGAGAAACACCTAGCAAAGTGTTTGGAATAAGCACACCTGGACCGCTCGATGAAAGCGATGGTGCTAAAAAAGGTAAGATAGGATATGCCGGAAACAGACAGTTTTATGTAAGTAGGTTAGGAGGACATTCTTTCGTAATGGACGATGGCGACTTAAATGGAGCCGACGAGTTAGTTAGAATTAGGACCAGAACGGGACATCAAATTCTTTTACATAATAGTCATGACTTAATCTATATTGCTAACAGTAAAGGTACCGCTTGGATTGAGATGACCAGTGCGGGCAAAATTGATATATATGCTGAAGACAGTGTTAGCATTCATACTGAAGCTGATTTTAATTTCAGAGCAGACAGAGATGTGAATTTAGAAGCAGGTAGAAACATCAATATGTTGGCTTCTAATAATTTTAATCTCAATGTTAAAGAAGATTTTAACCTTATAGTAGATCAATCTGGAAAATTACAGTTCGGCAGTGTTGCTAATATATCTAGTAAGACTGATATTAAGTTAAACGCCTTAACAAATTTACATGTTAAAAGTAACGGTTCTATTTTTAACACAGCAGGAGAAAACATTAACTTATTGTCGAATAATGGTACATATCTAACCACTAACGGTGATACAAATATCTCTAGCGCTGGCAGCATATTTGCTACAGGATTTAATATTCATCTAAATGGTCCAACAGCGGCCAAGGCGACTACTGCCACAGATGCAGAACAGCCAGTAAGATTGCCACTGTTCAATTTACCTAATAGAGATAAACAATCTGGTTGGGCAGATGGCAATTTTTATAATGCTGATCCTATTACCAGCATAATGCAGCGTGTTCCTACTCACGAACCATGGGATCAGCATGAAAATATTAATCCAGATAGATTTAACAAAGACGCAACAGACGCCTATGCTGGTGCCAATAACTCTAATGTGGTGACAAATCAACCCTGGCCCGAGCCCAATAATAATCAGCCTAGTGATTGGATTAAAGACGAACTGTTTATAAACAAGGTAAAATCAGTGGCTAGTGGTTTAGGTTGTGATTACATCGATTTACTAGCTTGTATGGCCTTTGAAACTGGAAGGACTTTTGATCCTGCTAAACGTAATCCTAAATCTAGTGCCACAGGATTGATACAGTTTATGTCTAGTACAGCCAAAAGTCTAGGTACAACTACGCAATTCTTAGCCGGATTAACTAGAACACAACAAATGGATTGGGTTGAAAAATACTTTAAGTCCGGGCCGTTAGCTAAAGTAGCAAGCCCTAAAATAGAAGATATTTATATGTCAATATTGTGGCCGGCAGCAGTGGGCAAATCTAACGATTATGTTCTATTTAGGGCAGGTACTCCACAATATGCCCTGAATCCTTTAGACAAAGATGGTAAAGGATTTGTAACGAAAGCAGACGCCTCCACAAAAGTTAAAGCTCAATTAGCCTATGTTCGTCAGCAGATAGTAAATTATGAGGCTTCTAAAACTAAAAAAGTATAGCAATAAATATTATTATGAGTTTTAAAACAATCGAAATTACAGGATCAAAAGTAGTTGCTCAACAGAGCAGAAAGATTAGCCATTTCTACAAAGGCTTCAGCACACTAACTGGTGATACCAACACACAACTGTTTGATTTTGATTTAATTAAGCAGGATTTAATTAATCATTTTAAAACTCGTAAAGGCGAACGTGTGATGAATCCTACATTTGGAAGTGTAATATGGGATTTATTAATGGAACCTTTAACAGATGATACTAGAGAATTACTAAAACAGGATATTTCAAATATTTGTAACAGTGATCCTAGAGTTGTCCCTACACAATTAGATTTAACTGAATATGAAAACGGTTACATTTTAGAAATTACATTAGTAATGGCAAGTACTAACCAATCTTCTAATATGAAATTAGTGTTCGACCAAAAAATTGGCCTATCGGTTCAATAATGTACCTGGATAATTTTGCCAATAAATACGGTATAAATTAAAATATCATGATACCATCTACTAATAGCAAATTATATGTAACTGAGGATTGGAAAAAGATTTATCAATCTTTTCGTAATGCCGACTTTCAAAGTTATGATTTTGAAACATTACGTAGGACTATGATACAGTATCTTCAGGAAAATTATCCTGAAGATTTTAATGATTTTATTGATAGTAGTGAGTACATTGCTCTTATAGATCTCATAGCTTATCTAGGACAAAATTTAAGTTTTAGAATTGATCTTAATGCCAGAGAAAATTTTATAGAAACAGCCCAGCGTAGAGATAGTATATTACGTTTAGCTCAACTTATCAGTTATGTTCCGAGCAGAAATGTTCCTTCCAATGGATTTTTAAAATTAACATCTGTGGCCACTACAGATAGCATTATCGATTCTAACGGTATTAACCTTGCCAATGTTACAGTTGGTTGGAATGATAATACCAACAGTAATTGGTACGGACAATTTATAACCATATTAAATTCTGCCATGTCCGGAAGTTTTGTGTTTGGTAAGCCCTACGATAGAAAAACTATTGGTGGTATACTAACTGAACAGTATAGGATTAACAGTTCTAATAGGGATATTCCAGTTTACTCTTTCTTAAAAAGTATAAACGGTACAAGTATGAACTTTGAGATAGTTCCTTGTACATTTAGTGATAAAACTTTTATATACGAAGAAGCTCCTAGACCTGGCAGCACATTTAGTTTTGTGTATAGGAATGATAACCAAGGAGCCGGTAGTGTTAATACAGGGTTTTTCGCTCACTTTAGACAAGGTGAGTTAGCAGTTTCTACATTTACTATTGATAATCCTGTTAGTAATGAAATAGTTGGTATTAATAGTAATAATATTAATAACACAGATGTTTGGTTGTGGCAATTAGACGGTGATGGAAATTATTCTAATCTGTGGACCAAGGTACCTGATATTATTGGTAACAACATAATCTATAATAGTTTAAGTAAAGATCAGAGAAAAATTTACAGTGTAAGAACACGTGATCAGGACCAAGTTGATTTAAACTTTGCCGATGGTAGTTTCGGAGATCTACCAAAAGGTACATTTAGAGTATTCTATAGACAAAGTAACGGGCTGACATATTCTGTTAGACCTGAACAAATGTCAGGAATTACAGTTGAAATGCCTTATTTTAACAAGTCGGGTCAAAGTCATACACTAACATTAACATTTGCTCTACAATATTCTGTTAATAATGCTACTGCTGCAGAATCAAATGCCAGTATACAACAAAAAGCACCTCAGGCATTTTATGTTCAGAATAGAATGATCACTGCAGAAGACTATAACATTGCTCCTTTAACATTAGGCAGCGATATAGTCAAAGTTAAAAGTACTAATCGCGTGTCGAGTGGTGTTAGTAAGTATTTTGAATTAAGCGACGTAAGTGGAAAATATAGTAAAACTAATATTTTTGCTGCTGATGGTATTTTATATAAAGAAACAAAAAGTAATTTCTTTACTTTTGGACTTGGAAGTAGAAATGAAATATTAGCTGTGATTAAAAATCAGCTAGCACCGTTGGTAAAATCACCTTCCATAAGATCTTTTTATTATGACGAATATAGTAGACCTGACCTGTTGTCCTTATCGCTAGAGTGGAAAACTCCAGTAAGCACACAGGCCAAAGGTTATTTTGATAACTCTGGTACACCTGTGCCTGTAGGATCTACCGTGGCAGGTAATGCCAAATATATTTCTCCAGGTGCGCTTGTAAAATTTGTTCCACCTTCTGGCAAATATTTTACACCAGCAGGTAAGCACACAAATACCGCATCATCTACTACATCAGAATATCTGTGGGTAAAAGTAATTAGTATTGTGGGAGATGGATCTAATGGCGGTCAAGGCGAGCTAGAGGATGGTTCGGGTCCTATAGTGTTATCTCAATTCGTCCAAGAAGATAGTATACCGGTAGAAGTATTACCAAAATTTGTAGACACCTATAGTGCTGCTTTTGAGAATGATTTAGTTAATCTCTGTTTGAACAGACAAAAGTTTGGTCTAAGTTTCAGTAGTGTGAACAGATCTTGGAACATAATTTTTGAACCTAACCTAGATACTACCGGACCATTTAGTCTTGCTAATCAGGGTGATACCTCAGGAACTAATTTAGATGCTAGTTGGATTTTTTATTTTAGCTTGGTAGGAAACACCTATAAAGTGACTTATAGATTAACAGATTATATTTTTGAGAGTGAAGAAGAAACTAGTTTCTTTACTGATCAAAATAATATTAATTATGACTTTGTTAACAATAGTGTAATCAAGGACCAAATTAGTGTTTTATCTGTTAATCCTATGGTAAGTTCAGCACAGGCTTTAGGCACTGATTATATATGGCAAGTAGACGGTCCTGTGGTTGAAGTTGATGGATATATAGATGCTAAAAAAGTAAAAGTCAGTTTTTATGATAGAAATAATACTGGAGAAATTATAGACCCTGATAGTTTTACTAAAATTATAGGTACTAGTTCAAATACAAGTTATGTATTTTTTGAGAAGATAGAAGGCGATGCTGTGTATGGTGATTACAATAGTTTAATTCCTGCCAGTAATTTCATAACAACTTCTACTACAAGCTCAGTTACTACACCATTACTTGACCAGTTATACTATTTTACATCTACTAATGTAGTTAACACTTATACTGGATCGGTATGGGTGTATAGACCTGAATACACTCGTTACGAAGGTCGCAGCGATTTAAAATTCCATTATCTGCATAATAGCAGCGATAACCGTAGAATTGATCCTAGCAAGAGCAACATCATTGATATCTATCTACTAACAGGTAGCTATGATAATGAATATAGAACCTGGTTGATTACAGGGCTGGGCAGTGAGCCCTTACCTCCGACTAGCCAAAGTCTTGAACAGAGTTATAGTAGCATATTAGAACCGATAAAGGCTATTAGTGACGAAATCGTTTATCAACCAGTAAAATATAAAGTATTGTTCGGTAGTAAAGCAGTTGAAAATTTAAGAGCAACTTTTAAGGCAGTTAGGAATCCTAATCGAACAGTAAGCGATAATGACATAAAAAGTAGAATACTTGTTGCTATACAAGATTTCTTTAGCATAGAGAATTGGGATTTTGGACAGACATTTTATTTCAGTGAACTGGTAACTTATGTTATGAATATTATGACACCTGATATAACTAACTTTGTTATTGTGCCAAACAGTAATAACGATTTTGGCAGTCTGTATGAAATAAAATGCGCCAGCAATGAGATTTTTATAAATGGAGCTACGGCTAACGATATTGAAGTAATTGATGCTATCACAGCCAGTCAGTTAAACGCTACATCTATTATCAATAGTACCGGAAGTTAAGAATGGCTGAACGATCAATTAAAAGTATAAATTTATTACCAGAATTTTTTAGAACAGATAAAAATTCTAAATTTCTTTCAAGCACTATTGATCAACTTATCCAACCACCTAAACTTGAACGTATAGATGGTTATGTTGGCAGTAAGTTAACTCCTAATTATGTGTCAACATCTGATGTTTATATTACAGAGACTGATCCTTTACGTGGAAATTATCAATTAGAGCCCGCGCTTGTTGTAAAAGATAGTTTAGGCAATGTTCAAGATGTTATAGGTATTGAAGACCTAACTAATCAAATTAAGTTTCACGGCGGTAATGTAGATAATTTTGATAAGTTATACAGGTCTAAGGTATATTCATATAGTCCACATATAGATTTTGATAAATTTGTAAATTTTCAAGAATATTATTGGTTAGTAAATGGTCCAGAAACAGTTGAAATAACAGGAACACGGATAGCAAGCACTAGCACGTTTAGTGTTACTGACAATGCGTTAGAAACATCCTTTGTTTTTAGCCCAGATGGTTTGACTGAAGATCCTTTATTAATTTTATATAGGGGAAATACATATACTTTTAATATTAACAGTGTTCATAAATTTTGTATCAAAAGTCAACCTAGTCCCGGTAATGAAGATCTTTACACTTCTGGATTAACAAATAACGAAATAAGTGCAGGACAACTCACTATAGTGGTAGGAGCTACCACTCCAGATACACTTTATTATGCTGCTGACGATCAGGCTTTGGCAACAGGTATATTTGTGGTTAAGTCTATAGACCAAGATGCTATAATAGATGTAGAAGATGAAATTATAGGTAAGGTCAATTATACCAGCGGTACAGGTGTTAATCTAACCAACGGTATGAAAATCAGATTTGGTGGATATGTGTACCCTGAATCTTATAGAGACAAAGAATTTATTGTAGAAGGCGTAGGGTCTTCTATCAAACTGGTTGATTTTAATTTATTAATTACACCTGAATCTATAGCAGATAGATATCCGGAAACTTTTGATTCAACAGACTTTGATTCTTATCCGTTCGATAATGATAAAAAGTTACCTGCCGATCCTGAATATGTTACTATTAATAGGGCTAGTCAAGATTTAAATTCTTGGAGTAGATATAATAGGTGGTTCCATAAGCAAGTAATAGACGCCAGTGCTCAAGCCAATAATGTTAATGCTGTATATCCAAATGACTTACGTGCCCGCAGGCCTATTATTGAATTTGTACCAAACATAAAACTTTACAACTTCGGTGATATAGGTGTTAGAGACGTTCAGGTAATAGATACTAGCACTACAGATGCGTTCAGTATAATAGAAGGAACATCCACCAATTATGTTGTGGATGGGCATGCCTTACAACAAGGCGACAGAATTATATTTACAGCTGACACAGACGCAGATGTAAGGTCTACTATATTCGAAGTAAATTATATTAACGAATTGGATAGACTTGAGCTACAGGTTTCTGAAACAGTCTCTAATGGTATTTGTACTGTAGTTACCACAGGTACAAACTATAAGGGTACGAGTTGGTGGTACAACGGAACACAATGGTTAGAAGGACAGCAGCATACAGTTATAAATCAGGCACCTAAGTTTGATTTATTTGATGAAAATGGTAGAAGTTATAGTTTAGACTATGTTAGTACATTTGATGGTAATCAAGTTTTTGGATACGATGTAGGCACAGGAACCCCTGATAGCATTTTAGGATTTCCGTTAAAATATAGAAATAGTTATGGAGTAGGAAGCTATCTATTTAAGAATTATTTCTGCGAAGAGTCAATTGTAATTACCACAGGCTTTGACACTACTTCTACACGCGGTCCTATGGAAACGTTCCTTAGGATTAAGACTGATAATGATTACATTTTTAAGAATGTATGGGAAACAACACCTAGTTACCAAATTCCTATTATTGAAATACAGGCTACTTCAGTATCTACTTCCAGTGTAGAAGTTACTAGTATAAACCAAGCCGGTTTAGTTAATTTCGATTTATTAGTCTATATAAATGGAAATAAACTTGATAACGACAAGTTTACCATTGTCAATACTGGAACTAGGTCTTTTGTTAATTTTAATACAATTTTACCTAAAGATACAGATGTAGTTTACAAAATTTACACAAATTCTACCCCAAATAAAAACGGTTATTATGAACCTAGTGCTGGTTTTACTAATAACCCACTTAATCAATTCTCGAGTAATTTAACATTAAGTCAAGTAACAGACCATGTAGAAACTATGGTTGATAGGATTGATAGTTATACAGGTCAATTTCCTGGAACTAGCAATCTTAGAGATTTGTCTGATGTAGGATCTAATGGAAGATTAATAGTTGCGCATGAAAATCCTTTAGCATTTTCACAATTATTTTTAGGTAAAAAAGAACACAGCTTAATTAGTGCTATTGATAAGGGCAGAGAGCAGTATGCTCAATTTAAATTAGCCTTACAACGAAAAATTAGTGATATTGAAATACAAGATGACCCCGTTCGAGCCCTTGATATTGTATTAAAGGAGCTTAACAAAGATAAAGATCTTTTAAGTTCTTATTATTATAGTGATATGTTAGGCTACGGTACAAATAGAAAGATTACCTCTTGGACAGTATCTAATGTAAACACTAAAGTTTATCCTATTAGTGATGAGTTTAAATTAGATGGCTTAAGTTTAAGATCTGTATTGGTATATATTAATAATAATCAATTATTATATGATATTGATTATGTTTTTGTTGAGAATGATTCGTCGATAGAATTGTTACTTGATTTGTCTTTAGGTGACCTTATCGAAGTTTATGATTATGTAGATACTAGTGGGAGTTTTGTTCCTTCTACTCCTACTAAATTAGGACTTTATCCTAAGTTTGTTCCTTCTAAATTTATAGACAATAGTTACTTAACTCCTATAGAAGTTATACAAGGCCATGATGGCAGTATTACAGTTGCCTATGATGATTACAGAGATGACATTATATTAGAATTTGAAAAAAGAATATTCAACAATCTTAAAGTAAACTATAGACCAGAATTGCTAGACATAAACATGGCTAGCCCGGGATTGTTTAGAGATATTGGATATTCTAGAGATCAAGTAAATGGTATTTTAGTTAAAGATTTTCTGTCATGGGCGGGTACTTATGGTATTGAGCAATATGATAATTCTGCCTTCGACGAAGGAAATAGTTTTACCTACAATTATACTAAAGCATATCATACGGCCCTAAATGAAAACTTAGTAGGTTCTTGGAGAGCAATTTACAAATATTATTTTGATACTGATCGTCCTCATTCACATCCATGGGAAATGTTAGGATTCAGTGTTAAACCGTTATGGTGGGAAGATGAATACGGTCCTGCTCCGTACACTAGCGGTAATTCTATATTATGGGATGATATAGAACAAGGTTTAATCAGACAAGGTTCTAGACAAGGCATAGATTTAAATTATTCAAGACCGGGCTTATCTACATTTTTACCTGTAGATGATGGTGGCGATTTAATTGATCCACAAACTTTATTAGCATCTAATTTAACAGATTTTAATATCAGACAGAATTGGACATTTGGTGATATGGGCCCGGCAGAAACGGCTTGGCGTAGAAGTAGTCAATGGCCTTTCGTTGTACAGAAATTATTAGCATTGACCAAGCCTGCCGATTATTGTGCCATAATGTATGACCCATACAGACTTAATAAGAATGCGGCTAACCAATGGGTATACGGCACTGAAAAAGTATTTTTAAGTCCAAAATCAGTTAAGGTTCATGCTGACGGTAATACATTATGTAGCGGATACGCTGTGTATGTTGTAGAGAATGGACTTGCTAGAAATAGAAATTATGTTCAGGCACTAAAAACTGACCTTACATATTTAGATTATAACCTATTTTACAAAGTAGGGGGTTTTGTAAGTAAGGATAAGTTACAAATTATAATAGATGCAATTGATCCGACTAGTAGAAGTCCTGGAGCAATTTTGCCTCCTGAAGATTATGACCTGTTTTTAAATGTAAGCAATCCTATCCAGACAACAAATATATCAGGAATCATTGTACAAAAACTTAATGGAAAGTTTGTTGTAAGAGGATATGATAATACAAATCCATACTTTAAAATATATTCTCCCTTACGTACAATTAATACCCCTACTATAACAGTAGGTGGAAAATCAGAAAGTTATGTTTTATGGGGAGCTAGACAAACTGATGTTAATAGAGGTATAAGTGATGCTGATCTTACATCGGCTAAGTCTACAACTTCTGGAATATTTTATGAAAAAGGTCAAATAGTTTTTTACCAAAACAACTATTATAGAGTAATTGTTAATCATAAGTCTGGAAATAGTTTTGTTGAAGAATATTTTTCAAGAATGCCATATTTGCCTACCAAAGGCGGTGTTGTCGTTCAATCGGCTGCTAGATTCTCTGACGTGGTTGTCTCAGTTCCCTATGAGACTGAATATGAAACAGTTCAAGAAGTTTATGACCTAATATTAGGTTATGGCGAATGGCTAAAAAAGCAAGGATTTGTTTTTGATGAATATAACACAGAATTATCTGACACAATTGATTGGAAATTTACAGGTAAAGAATTTTTATATTGGACCACGCAGAATTGGTCAGATAACAGCATTATAACTTTAAGTCCTTTTGCTAATAAAGTTAAATTTAAATTAGCAAACAGTGTTGTTGATAATATTTTTAACACTTTTTATGATTATAGTATTCTAAGTGCTAACGGTACAGCATTTAATCAACGCAATCTAACAGTCAATAGAGAAGATGGATTGTGTACAATAGAAACAGCCAATACTACAGATGGCATATATTTTGCCAGTTTACATAATGTTCAAAAAGAACATGCTATGGTGTTTAACAATGCCACCATGTTCAATGATACAATTTATGATATAACAACTGGTTATAGACAGCGTAGAATTAAATTGTTAGGCTTTAGAACTAGAGATTGGGACGGAGATTTCTTTAGTCCCGGTTTTGTTTACGATACAGCCTACATTTCTGATTGGACTTCTTATAAAGATTATAAGAATGGAGATGTGGTAAAATTTGCTGGCAAGTACTACAGTGCTAAATCGAATATTTTTGGTACAGAAAAGTTTGATTTTTCAAAGTGGAGTTTGTTAGGAGAATATCCTGTAGCAAAATTACTGCCCAATTTTAGTTATAAGATTGAGCAGTTTGAAGATTTTTATAGTTTAGATATAGATAATTTCGATCCAGTACAAGAAGATCTAGCACAACATTTAATTGGGTATACACCAAGAGTATATCTGTTCAATGTGTTTACCAATCCTATTAGCCAATATAAATTTTATCAAGGATTTATTAGAGAAAAAGGTACACGTAATGCTATTAGTAAATTAGCCAAGGCAAGTATTCAAACTCTAAAAGGTGAAATAGATTATACAGAAGAATGGGCATTTAGAGTAGGACATTATGGTTCATTCAGTTCATTCCAAGAAATAGAAATTCCGCTAAGAGAAGGTGAGTTTATCGAAAATCCTCAAATAATAAAATTTGATGAGGATGATAAACCTGATGCTAACGATTTTATATATTATGTAACTAGTTCGGATGTAGTTTTATATTCTAAGGATTATGATGTAACACGTACATTTGTAACCAGTGATAATCCTGATATTGTCAAATTACAAACAGCAGGATTTGTAAGATTGGACGATATCAATTACACTGCTTACAATGAGAATACTCTTTTAGATATTCTTAATAATAATCAATTAACTGAAGGTGATTATGTTTGGATAGGATTTAAAAATAACGGCGACTGGGACGTTTATAGATATACTTTGATTAGTAGCGAAGTAGTCCGTTCTTTCATGGACGCCCTTACAGCTAACGTGATGACTATTGTTACAAAAGGCATGCATACATTAAGGCCTGGGGATATAATTAGCCTAAGTCAATTCGATAGTCAAATTGATGGTGTTTATACAGTTCAATCTGTGCCTAAACTTAATCAATTTACAATAACATTTGATAATGCGTTCGTAGGAGAAACATTACCAGATGTTCCTGGTTTATTATTCAAGTTTCAAAGTAACAAATATGTTTCATTCGATAAATTACCTAAAGATAGCCAGCTTTTACAATTACCATATGAAAGTAAAGTATGGTTAGAGGACGATGGAAGTGGTAAATGGATCGTATATCAGAAAGTTAATAACTATTCTAATACCAATGCCTTAAAACATCTAGATAGAAATACTGGTTGGGCAATTACTAAAACCTATAATGGGTTATTTGCCCTAAGCGAACCGGGTATCGATGACGGGACTGATGCTAATACCGGAACTGTTTATATCTATAATACTTCAAGCATAAGCACACCAGTAATAACTCTTACAACCACTACAGGCAATTTAGACTATGGTTATGATATAGCATTTGACGGTGAATTATTAGCAGTAGGCGCACCTGGACATAACAGTAATAGAGGGCAGGTTTGGTTATATAGTATAGTTAACACATCTATGCCCTACATTATTAACAGTATAACTCCTACAGTATTTGGTAGATTTGGTGAAAGTTTGTCTGTTAAGAAGTTGTCTACTAATACTCATATGTTAATGGTAGGCGAACCTAAATCCGGCGAAGCATTTAGAACTACAATTACTACGGGTACTACAATTACTGAAAGTATATGGACCGGCCTTGCTCCTACTAATCCTCTTACTACAAATTCAGAATACGGTTATTCGCTTGATGCCTATCCTGCCAATAATATCTATGTAGTAGGTGCTCCTGGTCAGACAGATAATAAAGGTAGCGTATTTGTATTCACTAGTACAAATAATACAGAAATAGTTTCTCCGTTCATTGATTACGGAAGTAGAGGTAGGTTCGGTCATGCTGTAAAACTTTCGGATGACGGTAACTATTTGTTTGTGGGTGCGCCTGATGTACGCAATGGAGATATAGGTAGTTTAAGTTTCGGTAAAGTTCAAGTTTACAAATTTAATGGAACAACATATTCCTCTCATCAAACCATTTCAAATCCTGTTGACATTCCTGGAATGAAGTTTGGTTATGAGATTGATGTTAACCACGATGGTACTGAACTAGTAATCGGTGCTCTTGGTACAAATAGAAATGTTAGATTGACATTTAACAAGTACAGTACCTTATTACCCATGAGTGTTCAGCCTCCGGGATCTAGGTATGTTAATGATTCTGAAAGTGATTTGAGTGATGTAGAAACTACGTTTGATGGCGGTACAACTAAATTCTTTGATCAAATAAATTATTCAGGTACAGCTTATATCTATAATAGAAAGAACAATCTGTTTAAGATAGCTGACGAATTATTACCTACATCCATTAATTATGTAGAAGGAAACGGAACCAATTTTGGTCATAGTATTGCTTTAAATAATGACACTATATATGTAGGAGCCCCGGCTTACAACAATAAACCATGGCAAGATAATGTACAGAGTATGGTTTATAAATTTAATAAAATAGATCAAAAAGTAAAAAGCTGGAATGAATTTAGAACACAAGATAACCTAGTTGATGTAGACACAATTAAAAAAATTACTGTGTTAAATTCATTAACTGAACAAGTTATAGATTATCTTGATGTAATTGATCCTTTAAAAGGACGTATTTCAGGCATAGCAGATCAAGACATAACTTATAAATCTACAATTGATCCTGCCGTCTACTCCATAGGTGATACCACTACACTCAATGACCTAAATTCAAATTGGACAGATGAGCATGTTGGTGAGTTATGGTGGGATCTAAGTAGTGTAAAATACATTTGGTATGAACAAGGTGAGCTAAATTACAGGAAAAATAATTGGGGTAAATTATTTCCAGGATCTACCATTGATATATATGAATGGGTAGGAAGTGAACTACTACCCAGTGAATGGGCCGAACAAGCAGACACTAATGCCGGACTGACTTTTGGAATAAGTGGTCAACCTAAGCATCCTGATAATAGCGTATTAAGTGTAAAACAAGTTTACAACTCGATTACTAATTCATTTATTAATGTTTATTATTATTGGGTAAAGAATAAAACTCTTGTGCCTAATACAAAAAATCGAAGGATCAGTGCTTTCCAAGTAGCCAGCATAATTGAAAATCCATTATTATATGGATTACAATATGCCACCGTATTAGATAGTAATGCTATATCTGTAGCCAATTTGAATGGACAGTTAGTAGAAGATACTATACATCTCAATATAACAAGTGACAAGATTAAAAACAAAGTTCCGTTACATACCGAATGGATGTTAATGCAGGAAGGTGATGAAGATAGCGTACCAAATAGTAGATTAGAAACTAAATTATTTGACAGTCTTTTAGGACAAGATAAGTTAGAACAACCTGTTCCTGATCCAAATCTAAAAGAGCGTAATCGTTACGGTATTGAGATTAGACCAAGACAGAGCATGTTTAAGAATCGTAATGATGCTCTAAGGAATTTGTTTGATTTTGCTAACGATGTATTAGCCAATGAAAGAATAGCTGGTTATTATAGTTTTATTAATCTTAACAAGAAAGATTTACCACCTGACGAATTTTCAAGAGAATATGACCGTGTTGTTGAAGATAACGAAGGGTTATTATATGTAACTACTGCTACATTAGTACGTGCTGTTCTAACTTCTACCGTGGTCAATGGTAAAATTAATTCTGTGTCTATTGTAACATCTGGAACAGGCTATGAATCTGCTCCATTAGTAACTATAGATTCAGATACCTCGGCCGAGATAACAGTTTCTTTAAACACTACTACAAATATAAGCACAGCCACTATAATTGACGCAGGCTATGGATTTGTCAATCCGCCCAGTATCACTGTTAGACCTTACACAATATTAGTGTTGGCAGATAGTACACAGGGAGGTAAATGGGCCAAATATGAATGGACAGGATCATGGACCTTAGCAGAAACGCAAAGTTATGATACAACCTTATATTGGGATAGAGTGGATTGGTCTAGTAACAACTATAATCAGTTTGTAGATTATGTTTACACGGTTGATAGTTTATACCAATTAGCTACTATAGAAGATATCAACCTTGGAGAATATGTAAAAGTCAATGATGCCGGATTAGGGTATTTTATTATTCTAGAAAAAGTATCCGATCAAGGAACTTACGGCAACGGATATGATATTGTCTTTGCTGAAAAAGGCACTATAAAATTTAACGACAGTTTATGGAATTCTTCAGTTGATAATACTGAAGAACTTAAGAACATTTTAACTGCCTTAAAAGAAAACATTTTTATAAACGAACTTAAAATATATTGGAATTTATTTTGGTTCCAGGCAGTTAAGTATGCTCTTACTGAACAAAAGTTATTAGACTGGGCGTTCAAAACTTCATTTATTAATGTTACCAATTATGCCGGAGAACTAGGTCAACCTAGTTTTTATAAATTACAGAATAGCGAGTTTTACGAAGATTATATCAGAGAAGTAAAACCATATCATACTCAAATTAGAAGTTTTACTACCAATCATAAACAGTTAGAAGTTTCAAACAATTATATAACTGATTTTGATTTGCCTGCTACATACGATGAAATTAATAATAAATTTGCCATAGTCCAACCTACAGATCCTGAAGCCAATCAATATCCTTGGAAAGAATATTTTAATAATTACAAATTTGAGATAGATTCTATAGATGTAAGTGATGGTGGAAGTGGATACGGTGAAGTACCCAGTGTTATTATTGTAGCTAAAACGGGTGACACAGGAGCAGGTGCTACAGCAGTTGCTTATATTAGATCAGGTAAAGTCTATCATATAGAAGTAACTAATCCGGGTAGTGGTTATACTACATCACCCTATGTTTACATTGTAGGAGGAGGAGCAGGAGTTACTAAAACTGCTGTTGCTTATGCTCGTATTAAAAATAACAAAGTTAGATCTTTTAATATTAGTTTAAAATTTGATAGAACTTCTAGGAATGAAGAACAGGGCACTAATTTATCAGTTACAGATATATTTTCTTGTAACGGTTCTACAACAGAGTTTGTGTTAAGTTGGTTGGCGGAACCAGATAAAAGTCAGTTTGTTGTTACCCTAGATGACGTAGCCGTATTGAGTAGTGATTACACAATAGAATATTATAATAATTTTATAGGATTAGGTACTGAGTACAATAAAGAATATAACAAAATTGTGTTTACAAACTTTATACCAGAATCCGGAACAACTTTAAAAGTAATTTACAATAAAAATACAAAACTACTAAATGCTGTTGATAGAATTGTAAATTATTATGCTCCTACAGCAGGTATGCCAGGGTTAGATCTAGGGCAGTTAATGTCCGGAATAGTATATCCAGGTGCTATGATAGGCGGGCTGAATTTTAATAGTAGTGAAGATTCCATACGAGATAGTGATATAAGTGGCGGAGCTTGGACTACATCTACAGGTTTAACTGCTACAGATACATTATATTATCAAACTTTATTCGGAGTTGATCCAGACAGATTTGCAACTACTACAACAGATATTGGTGTAAATGTTCTTACTGTGGGCGCACAGGGCAAGTATGCTGACGAGATAATAATTGACGGTGACGGGTTTATCACGCCGTACACCAGTCATGCTCCTGAAGAACTTTTACCAGGTGAAGTAAACGAAAGTGTTTCAATAAGTGTGTTTACTAAACATATAGAAGGTGCTCCTACTGTTATCTCATCTTATTTTAATGTTGAAGCCGGCTCTACAACTACCAAATATATGAGTGTACTGCCTGCTAACAGCGATAGTGTAATAGTAACATATCAAAATAAGATTTTTGATTATACAACTACGACTAATTTTACAACATCTACGCAGTTCACCATTGACTGGTCAGCCAGAGAAATCATTCTAAGTCCTCAGTCACAGTCCGGAAAAGCTGGTTATACTATTATTAGCATAGGTGGAGGTAGAGGATCAGAGGATACAGCAGTAATAGATCACCCTAGTATGACAGTGAATACATCTATGGGCGAATTCACTTCTACACAGTTACAAAGTTTATCCATATTTGACACTGTTAAAAGTGCTTATGTAACAGTTAACGGAGAAAGCATACCTGAATTGACTACCAGTACAAGTATTCAACTGGGTTATATGTTAACTCGTTCGCATTCTAATAACAAAAGAGCTGCTGTGAATGTTTATAATTTACCTGACGGAGAAAATACAGTTACAGCATGGTTCTTTGGATCTGCCAACAAGTATTTTAATGAAGTAAATGAAGAAATATTTTCTTGGACATCTACTCAGACTACGTTTACATTGAGTATGCCTCCTGGTATCATAGAACCATTAGTTGGTCAAGTTATTGTTGAACTTGATACAGGTTCAGGAAAACATATTTTACGTCCACCTAAGATTGACTATTATGAAGTACTGGATACTGCTAATACATATTATGATATATCAGAGACAACGTCTACAATTCGTGTGTACAAAAATGGTGTAGAGTTAGTTCATCCTTCAGATTATAACACTACACCTGGAAATACTCATGTAATATTGTATGCTCCTCAGCAGTTAAAAGATGTAATCGCCATTGTTAATTTAACTAATGAACATGATTATGATTTAGTAAATGATACTTTAACTCTCAACCAAAATCATACAGTAGGTGAATTGCGTGTGATAACCTTTAATAATCACGACGATATGTTGATGAGGACAGAAACATTTGAAGGAAACACATTTAGAAGATACAAAATTAGCCGACCTGCTCTGGATCAAGATTATGTATGGGTTATTGTAAATGGTATACCTTTAATTAATCATTATGATTATGAAATATTAGATGACAGTTTGACCATACAGGTTAGTGATGCCTTTGAACACAGCTCGTCTGATGAGATAATTATTATAAGCATATCAAGCAGCCAGCTTTCTGACAGCGTCATCGGATATAGGATTTTCAATGACTTTTTAAGTAGAGTTCATTATAAGAGGTTGAGTAAACAAAATACAACATATCTTACACAGGAATTATATCTCGGTGATAAAGAAATTCATGTTGCTGATAGTTCGGTTTTAAGTAATCCTATTGTAGAAAAGAATATTCCCGGCGTTGTTTACATTGACGGTGAACGTATAGAATATTTTGTTAAGGATGGAAATATTCTAAAACAACTACGCAGAAGCACATTATGTACTGCCCCTGCGTTGTATTCTGAAATTAATTCTAAGGTTATAGATCAAGGAACAGACCAAAATATTCCTTACACTGATAGATTATTAAGACAAGACAGATTAACAACGGCTTCAGTAACCACATATACAATACCGATTAATAATCATGTGTTAGATTATACAATTACAGGTACAAGCACTGTTGTGTTTTCTAATAAGGGCATTAGATTGAACACAATTAGCACAAATACTTTTATTAAAAACACAGTAAGATTAGAAGATCAAATTAGTGTATATTATGGTGGCAGACAATTACGTAAGACAGGAGTTTACCGACAGGTTACTACAGCATCTTATGACAGTCCAGTGATTAATTTTACAACAATTAGTAATGTTGCGTTGTTAACTACATCAACATCAACAGCATTACCGATTACTAATGTGGTGGGCACCGCTTATGTAGTTACTTCTACTAATCAGGTTTGGGTTTACAATAATTCGTCAAGATATGGTGCGGTAAACGGATATGAATATACCGGATTTGATTACTTGCCACCTGAATTTAGTATTAATGTTAGTGGGTCTAATCAAACAATTCAATTAAATATTGAAGATGGCATAGCTAGTAGTGTGTTATTAACTATCACTAAGAAAGAATTTGATGTAGCTAAAGTGTGGAACGATATAGATCCTGAAAATACCGCTACAACTATTTCGTTGATTGAAAGTTCGAGCGCACCTGCTAGATTCTTACAGGCAAGACCTGCTGAATTGCCAGACACTTACTACTATGGAGGGGATCCGACACTGACAGAAGATACAGGATTTGCTCTAACTGATGAGGATGATGAACCATTAGAGGAATATTGATATGCCAAAGATTACACAAATACCAGTTTTAAATACTGCTACTCTTAATACTTCATCAGACCAAACATATTTTATTGTTGCCGATAGAGGTTTGAGTAAGCGTATAAAATATAGTACTCTATTAGACCAGGTAGCCGTAGCTAATTTAATGGGGCCACAAGGACCTACAGGGGCTCAGGGTGATGTCGGCGCCACAGGAATACCGGGAGCTACCGGAGTTAGCAATGTACCTGGTCCTACAGGTCCAGTAGGTCCACAAGGCCCGATAGGGCTAACAGGTTATGCTGGTGCTACAGGATCAACTGGGCCGGAAGGCGCTACTGGTTATCAAGGAGCAACAGGTATTGGAGCTACAGGTGCTACTGGTATAACTGGATCTACAGGTGCTACCGGACCAGCAGGAGCTACAGGGCCAAGTGGGGCTCAAGGAACACCTGGCGGTGCTACCGGACCAGTTGGACCACAAGGACCACAAGGTCCGACTGGTGCTACAGGTTTTACAGGTGCGACTGGTATAGGCGCAACGGGTCCTACAGGACCACAGGGTAATCCTGGATTAGTAGGACCTCGTGGTGCTACAGGATCTACAGGGCCTATTGGTGCTACTGGGATTGTAGGGCCACAGGGACCACAAGGTGTTCAGGGTCCACAAGGACCACAGGGACCACAAGGTGTTCAAGGACCACAAGGACCACAGGGTGTAACTGGGCCCCAAGGACCAACAGGGCCAGAAGTAACCGGACCCCAAGGACCGCAAGGTGTAGGCGGACCACAAGGACCACAAGGACCTGCTACATGGACTGTTGTTACTGTGCCTTTAACAAATTCTAGTCCCGGTAGTGTAGGTGATTTTGCCTATGATGCCAGTTTCATTTATTTTTGCGTAGCTCCTAATACATGGGTTAAATGGTTTAGAGCACCGTTTTAATTTAATATAAATATGAATATGAATAATAATAACAACAATACCACGCAGCAACAGGTAAAACCTAATCCTAGTTCAAAACCAAATGAACAGGGAAATGTTAGTATTCAAGGACACATAAAAATTTATGATCCTGTTTCTAAGGAAGTATTTGTTGATAAACGCAATGCCATACACTATGAAAATTTTAGTTTAGCCTTGGCTAGAAGCATCAGTAATCAAGGGTTCGGAACCATAGAAGGCATGGCATTTGGTAATGGGGGAACTCGTGTTGATGAGACTGGCATCATAACTTATCTAACACCTAATACGGTGGGGTTGAACTCTGCTTTGTATAACCAAACCTATTATAAGATAGTAGATGCTAAACAACCAACCAGTATAGACCCTGCTAGAAATTATATGGAAGTACGGCATATATTAGGAACAACTTATAGTGATATACTTGTTAGTTGTTTATTAGATTTCGGCGAGCCTTCCGGACAGCAAGCATTTGATAATGCAACCAATTCAGAAAGCACTTATGTTTTTGATGAATTAGGATTAAAAGCATATAGCCCCGATGGCGAAGGCATGGGCGATTTGTTAACTCATGTTATCTTCCATCCTGTACAAAAATCTTTGAATAGAATGATTCAGATTGATTATACAGTTAGGATACAGAGTTTGGCTAATGGGATATAATCATGGCATATACCATTAAAAATGCAGATGGCACTACTTTAGTAATTGTAGCGGATAGAAAGATAGATCAGGCCACTTCTAGTCTTACCTTAGTGGGTAAAAATTGGTCTGGGTATGGTGAGTATCTTAATAATAATCTTATAAAACTTTTAACTAATGAATCTGGTACAGCTCCACCTTCTAATCCTTTAACAGGACAGTTATGGTATGATACAGTTTTAAAACGACTAAAGGTATTTGATAATCAATTCAAAGTTATCAGTGGATCTATTGTGGATGATCAACCAGTTGATACAATAACAGACAAAATAGTAGGTGATACATACTGGGATAGAACTGAAGAATTATTTTATGTTTATGATGGAACCGAATGGCAACAAGTGGCGCCAGAATTTCCTAGTTATGCTAGAGAATCTGGTTTCAGATTACCTAATCCTGTAGAAGGTGAATATATTCTTGTTGACGATCAAGATGAAAATAGAGATGCTATACTAATTAAGAATTTTGGTAAGGTGCTAGGATTTTTAGCGAGTGATCCTTTTTATATTAGCACATCAACTGAGTTTAATTATATTACTACCATAACAACTGCTACGGTTGAAGGTCTCAACATAATGGGCGATATAAAGGCTACTGGTAGTTTACATATGGGCGAAAAAACACCGGCTACAGCCTCTTCTCCCGGTAAGAAGGGCGAAATGTGTTATGATAGCGGTCATTTGTACATATGTGTAGAAAATAATACTTGGAAACGGGTAGCTATAAGTTCTTGGTAGAGTTATACTGCCATTTCCGCCCTAATAGCAGCATGTGATTCATAGTTTAACAATTCCACATCTTCCATTCCGAAATCAGTTATAACATCAATATTAGGATTTAATTTTAGTTGAGGTAACGGTAAAGGGGTTCTGCTTAATTGTTCCTTTACCTGATCTATATGATTGTTATAGATATGTGCGTCACCGAACGTGATAATTAGTTCGTCTGCTTCTAGGTTACATACTTGTGCTAACATATGCGTAAAAAGAGCATAACTAGCAATATTAAACGGCACTCCTAAAAACATATCTGCGCTACGCTGATACATTTGACAACTTAACCTACCGTTACTAACATAAAACTGTGCCATCATATGGCATGGCGGTAATGCCATAAGTTCTAGCTCTCCTGGGTTCCATGCTGTAATAATGTGACGTCTGCTATACGGATCATGTTTAAGTCCGTTAACTAATTCTATAAGTTGATCATGATTTTGCAGAATAACTTTGTTAACACGAATTAAAGGTTTACGCCATTTTCTCCATTGAACTCCATAAATTCTGCCCAAGTCGCCAGCATGTCGTTGAAGTCTTTTACTGGTCCAATAAGGTGCGGTAGCATTATCGGTCCATATTGTTTTATTTTGAGAATATCGGTCTCCGTGTAAAATTTCACGCAGTCTGAATTCATCTCCGCTACCCTCAATGAACCATAAAAGTTCTGATACCACACTGCGCCACGCAAGTTTTTTAGTTGTTAGTGCGGGAAATCCTGCTGTTAAGTCAAACCTCATTTGTAGTCCGAACAGACTTTTTGTTCCTACTCCTGTTCTGTCTGGCCTATCATCTCCATTTTCTAAAATTTGTTTTAGAGCGTTTAGATATTCATGTTCAGGATGCGTCTCTGTTGTATTCATATATTTTATATTCCACTGGTGATTCAAATGAGGCTATTTCTATTTTATTTGGGAAATTATTTCTAACATAGGTTAGGTCAAAAAAGCTATCGCAATTATAATTGCTATTGATTTCAGTAACATACCATCTATCTACTTTATCAAGACATTGTTGGTAGATGTTTGCGCCGCCGATGATATATAGTTCTTTCTTTCTACTGTGGATTTTATAGTATTCTAGTGCGTTGTCTATACTTTTCATCCAGATATCCATGTCGAAGTCTACACGACTAGAAACCACAATATTCTTTCTATTAGGTAATGTTCTTTTTCCTAAACTTTCCCAGGTATTCCTGCCCATTAATATGTATTGCCCATCTGTCATATGTTTAAACCATAACATGTCACAATGAAGATGAGGCCAGGGCAATGAATTATTAAGTCCAATGCCCTGGTTTATATCTACTGCTACGATACCATTAATCAATGCTAGCAGTTACCTTTTTTACTCTACGTTTAGGTGGATCTATTTCGTCTGCCTGTTTACGTAATAGTTGAGCTTCTTTGAATAGTTTGTCTGCTTTTGATCTTAGCTGAGCTGGAGTTAAAGTTTCTGGTGCTTTAGACTTTTCTAGAGTTTGTTCCACAACCTCTTCACCTGCGTTGACGCTTACCGATGTAGTTTTGGTTACATCGTCTACCTTTTTAGGAGTGCCGTCGTTAACAGCAAGTTCATCGATACTAACACCTTTCTGCTCGGCGATAAGGACATTAAGTTCATCTAGTTGAATACTTTGATTAGGTGATGGTGTAATCAATACATTATTAGTAGGGACCTTTTTTAAATGTCCGCCTGTATGTAGATATACCAACATGTTAGATCCATCCGGGAAATTTCTTACCGCTAAAATATCGGCTAGCTCATTTGCTTGTTGTCCGCTAGGATCTTCAATTACAGAAATCAAGGCATTATGATAAGATTCGTCTAATGCGTTGGTTCCTACAACTAAGGCACTGTAAGGATCTCCGGGCAATGTTCTATATACTACTGCGACTCTTGCTCCGTTGTTTTTCATCTTCCCTACGTGTTTCATATTAAACTCCTATTATTGTTGTGGTTCTTGAGGAGCAGGTTCTTGTTTAGGCAATACTGCTGTTAAAAAGTTGTTGAGTCTATCATATACAGCACCTATAGCACTCATTTCAGCAGCTGCAAAAGCACCTCTGCGTGATGCTGTCTCTACAATGGTTCGTAAATTTTGTAAATCAGCAATGCTTAATTCTGGTTGCGGGGCAGGTCCTGCCGGGCCTGTTACGGTTGTTGCTTGTTCATTTTCCATTAAAAAATTCCTTTATCTTTGTGAATATACGGACATCCTAAAGATAGCATAAGCAATTCTTTAGGATCTTCTAATCCTATCTCTAACACGTCAACTAATTTATTACTTTCGTTAACATCATGTCCTCTTTTCAGGGCATATCGTCCGTTTAGGTTGTAGACTATCCATTGTTCTAACATTTTAATATCAACAGTGAACGGCTCAACTTTAAGTTTGACAAAATGTTTTGGAATAAACCTTAGTTTTCTTAATTTAAGAATACCTAACGGGTTTACTTCTCCTCTGTTTAAGGACATAATGTATCTACTTTATTTATAGTGTGCTGTCTGACCGAATGGTGCGATTATGGATTCATTGCCATGTATAATAAACAATGTGTCGCAATAATCTTCATCTCCCCAACTACCGCAGGGATACCCATCTGTAAACATAATGAATTTTTTAGGAGCGATTCCTTCACGATCCATAAAGGTATAATTTACTTCAAAGTCTGTGCCACCTCCACCTGCTACCTTATAGTCCATAATTTCATCAGAGGTATCTCCTGTAAATTCAGCATAATTATAAACATCTGTATCAAAACACCATAATTTGATTTTAAAATCTTTGTACTCATCCATGATGCCTTTGACTTCGCTTAGAAAATCTTTGGCTTGAGCATCGCTAATACTACCACTCATATCAATACCAATACAGACATCGATAGTTTCCTCATTCATCATGCCTGGTAGAACAGCACCGGAGTGTTGGCTTTTACGATTTGGTCGAGCAAAGCTAAAATTACTTTTGATAAGACTTTGGATATTCATCCGCAACATTTGACGCCAATCCATTTTAGGTTCGGTGAAGTCTTTAATTAGGCGTGCTACACCTGCCGGAACTTTACCTGCGCCGGCACTCTGTGCAGCGGCTACCATAGCCTCCTTGATCTCGTCACGAATGGCTTTCTTTTCTTCTGGAGTAAGTTTCGGACGACCTTTCTTACCTTCTTCATCGCCGTCCCCTTCACCGTCACCCTCGCCATCGAGGTGCTCGTCTAACAATTCTCCTAAAGTAGTAATGTCAATCTTAGAGGCTTTTTGTTCTAACTCTGCATAAATCTGTTCGTAGCTCCAACCCCTGTATTTGTTATCTTGAAAGATTTGGATCCAGGAAGGCACTTCGCCGATGCGCTCATCTTTAAGGATTTGATTAGCGGCATAGTCCGCGGCAATGTTGGATAATATAGGATGACGACCTTCACGA